TTCCATATCTGTCACATCTTCTCCGCCAAAATTTGCTTGAGAATATCGTCCGGCCTTGCCATAGTCTTTCGGGTCAGCACCATCAGGCAGCTCTTCAGCTAAATTGTCATCACCGTATGTCATTGGGGAATCTTTCCCTGCTGACCCGGCCGGCACAAATTTTTGTACGATATTTCCTAGCTTTACGCCCTTGCCGCTGCTTGGTTTCTCGGAAAATGTCATCTCGGTGTCATCTTCTTCTACTGGTGGTGCATATGCGACTCCACCTGCTCCCATTCCACCGGTTGAGCTGTCCTTTAATTCCATATCAACAACTTCAAATCCCGTGCCATCGCCGAATTCATCGTCGACAACTTCTTCTTCGTGACCGCCAAGGTGTGTGGACCCACATGCAGGGCAAACTTCTACTTCAACATTTGTGTCTGGAAAGCAAGATGGGCAATCCCAGCTTCCGCAACCGCATTCGTTAGTAGTCTGCTGATCTGACGGTTGCTGTTGTCTTTGCTGCTGTAGCTGCTTCTGATAATCTTCATCATCTTCCAAGTCTGGCTCGCTCAATATTATACCTTCTGATTGCAATGCCTCTTCTACTGCACCCATCCATTTTGAAAACTCATCTCTATGATCCATTGCTGGCTCCTGTTTTGATACACTTTGTTCATCTGACATATGTACATTATCTGACCCAAATGACATTGGCGATAAATTTCCGTCATTATCCATATCGTCGAAATTGTCCTTAGCATCCTGCTCCAACACAGAAGCAACATTTTCGACCGGTACCACTATTTGCTTACCGTCGAATAAAACTATGCAATCTTCGCCGGTAGTGCCGTATCCCACAAACACACCAAACCCTGGACCGATAACGCTTCCGTAGACATCTGCTATTTTTATCATGTCACCAGGCCTAAACTCTGGCTTATCATTCTGTGTTCCCGGAGTTTCACCTTGAACAGACATATGGAACCAATCGTTTCCAGTATCAGTATCACGATTTGGGACTGCAAATTCGTCCTTTGCAAATTCCTTAGCAATGCCCTTTATGTCTATCATAGCACCTGACTCTGTAAACTCCATAAATCTTCCCACGCCGCCGCCGCACGACGCGCTTATAATCACAGTGTCGTCTCTCTTCAGAGAAGACTCATCATTAGTATCGGGCTCTGATATTATGGGAGGAACACTCTCCATAATTTTTAGCCATTTTCTTATATGTGACATTAGATCCCCGTTATTCAATTATACTTATTTATCTACTGAGCCGGAGTTTTAGTCAAAAAGAAAGGAGCACAATGGCTCCTTATCTTTGCATGTGTTATTTCAGTTTATTAGGCGTAAAAACACCCTTGGTTCTCCAATGAGATGTAGTTTGCACATGCCCCTTTTGATATTCAGTGACCGCAATGGAGCCGGCCATGACAATGAAGAATACTGCCGCAGCTATATAATACCATTTTGTCATTTTATGTCCTCTGAAGAGTTTGCAACAGACTTATCAAATCTGCGTTCGAGAAATCTAGGGAGAAAGAGGCTGTCAACATCTTCACGACCCTTTCCTTGACTCTTAATTCTTTCATTATACAGAACTGCAACAATACTACCAATCCAACTTTCGATATCTCTGGTAATTTCATCTCGAAGATCGTCGGGAAATCCACTTATTGATGTTACAACTTTTCTGTCAGAAGAGGCAACAATTAAACTCCCGACTTTGCCCTCGAACTTTCCAGTTCCCGGATTCCATCCGATGACTTCCATATCAGCATCCTTCTCTGCCTTAAACTTCACAAGATGCTTGCTTCGATTATCTTCCCACAGTCCTACAAAGTTCTTAAGAATGGTTCCTTCCTCGCCTTCCGACAACATTTCTTCGAAATGAGCCTGGGCCTCATCTAAGTTGACAACCACCCGGCAAGGAATGGCCCAATATTTTAAAGTCAACCCCTTAAGCTTTGCTGCAAGAGCATCAGCACCCTTAGGTTGCAATTTTTCAATAATACGACTAAGCGTTATATATCTATCTCGGTAAGTGAGGGAGGACTTGCCTGCCTTGAACTCGTCAGCTGGTATGATGTCCCACAGTTGGGCACGGACCATCTTGGCTTCTTCAATGGATATAGTTCCCTTGATGGCTTTATTGATAATACCATTTCCAACTTTACGGGAGAGTAGTTTACCGTTTTCATCCACTACCACGAGTTCACCGTCGAACACCACAGCAGCGCCTGCCTCTTTACCAAGTTCGATGAACTCGGCGTCCATTTCCCCTAATAGGTCAATTGCACGACCGGAACGACCACAGATTGAAATCTTACTTCCATCAACATGGAAGTTTACCCTCAAACCATCAGCTTTGAGCTGGCTATATGCAGGGTATGTGATGTTTTTGATATTCTTCGAGTCGTATGCTCTTGCAAGCAAACACGGATACGTCGGTATATGGCCTTCTACAACCGCATTGACGATACCATCTGCCATGCCACAACGAAGATCCTTGCCGATAACCCTACTAACAACAGTAGCATCATCAATGGAAACGTTAGAAAGAATATTGCGTAGATGCTCAATACCTGCGTGCCCTGTGAGTTGGCGGCTCGAAAGCTTTTCAAGTTCAACCAATGCCCAGTCGAGGGGCTTTCCACCTTTAGGGTCATAGTCGGGGATTTTCCTAATATAAAAATTGACATACGGGTCCAATGCAAGCCCCACAACCTTCATAAATAGCGCATTGTCCTTGTGCTTATTTATCAACGCCAATTTGTGACTGCGCTTTGTGTCTGAACCAATTTCTTGTAAAATATCTAGGATATTCATGTGTGCCCTTAATCTATGTCACTATTATAGCTTGGACCCAGTAAATGTCAACCGGAGTCACATCCAATCTAAATATTACTAAATTCTGGTACCCCATGATGGAACACTTCAGACCACCGTCCGTTCGATTATCAATTCGACTGCTCTTTATAGTGTAACATAGGAAAACATGGAGCCGGTGGCGCCACCTTATATCCAGTGGTTATCCGATTTTCTGAGCTAATGAGGCAGTTCTATTTTACTAGATTTACTCTAGATCTGCAAGATGCTCCAGAATCACTGTGTCATAATTATGTTTGACTGCGAACTCGATAATGTCGGATAAAATTATGTCCTCATCGCTTGTGGAATACCATAGTATCCTTGAGGGGTCTATAGAATCAAACCCAGTTAAAACCTCAATCGACTTCTCTAAGTATGTGGAATAAGAACCGAATGTCTCAGGCACATACTCACCTAATGCAGCATCTAAGATTTCAGTCTGAGGTATAATCTGTATTGTTTTGACTATTTTTCCATTTTGGTCAGAAATAGTATATTCTGTGCCCAACGATTCTATATTTGTTGCTTTGTACATATCTTATATCCTCGAGTTATATTATATTTATGGAAACTGTAGAAATTTTGCCTTATTATCGTAAAATCTCTTTACTCCTATCATCCTAGCAAGAATAGTCCTGTCAATGATGTCTGTTACATATTTCTTAACTTCCATTTCCGCACTTTTATCAAATGTGCCTGTTACACTGATATTAGAGACGTCTATTTTTGTATTTTCACCAGGCACTTGCCCCAAAACAACAGGCAAAAATGTCACCTTAGCACTTTCCTGCAAAATTTCCTTGTAATTTACTGATACAGAGTACACGTCTGATGTGGGCTGGATATACAGTAGAGTGTGGAATCTCCTATTAGCAGAATTGACTACTCCGATTAGTTCTGCGATAGAGTTATGATGCATCACTACTCTGTTTTCATCAATAACGTTCGCGGCGCCTTTACCCATCATTGCATGATTATATATGCCGGCTTCATGTACAGTCACATTTCTATAAATCATCGATGTTGCTGAGATATTACTTTGATAGAATGTAGTTAGATGCAATTTAGCCTGTTGTTGAAGGGTGTAATTCACAACAGAAATTGCTGCACATGAACTTTCAATTTCTTCTACAATTTCTATTTCTATATTCGGTGATATGTCAAAGAATGCGACCGAACCATAACATGTCTCGAAGTCACTCTTGTATTTGATATAAATAGGCTGGTCTATTTCTCCAACTATCTGAAATGTGATATGATTTTGACACATCAAATATGCCAAAGTAGGAAAAATTTCGGGATTATAGTAGCTACGTGGATTAACAAGGAGATTTGGATTTTCTAAAGAGTTAGTTACCAAGACACCCGGGTGATCAAAGAACTCTTTGCTAATATGAATCTCATTTCCCGTTATTGTAGCAACAAGGCCAGTCAGCCCGGGGTCCACAATCATTTGGACTTTGTTGTTTTGAATAAGAAACCGCTGTTCGAAGAGCGAATCGAGACCTGTGTTAGAGTACTTGTCCTGGGCCGCTGCGTAGTTTAGTTCAGGATAATATTTTCCCAAAAAAGATTTTACTGATGTTAAGTTTGGTGTCATTTTATTCTCGTGTTCCAACGAGATATTTATCCTTAAATTTCTTCAAAGGTCGCAACTAGTGGGAAACCATTTGCCCTGGCCAACGAAGCAGTTTCGAGTGCCTTTTCTTCTGCAATTTCTCGGGTATACGGTGCACCGGCAATCCCTTGGCCCTCGACATGAATTTGCTTAGTCAGGAGAATAGCATCATCGACGGATTTGTAGAAAACAGTTGTCAACACCAATAAGACAAATTGGAATGTAGTTGTGTCATCGTTGTGCAGGATGACTTTGTACATGCTTGGAATCTTAACCTTAATGGTTTCATCAATCTTTTCAATAACTTCGATATCTGGCATAATTTA